TTAAGAGAAGAAACTTCGGTTTTATACTCTTCCTCAACCTCACTTGATTCTGACAATAAAGACTTTGTATTATCTTCCATATGTTTATACAATGTCTCATAATGCGTTTTAGCAGTACTACCATATGATGTCTTTTTACTATGCGAGCCCAATGGATCTCTTCCTCTAGCACTACCATCTTTATTGTATTTCGTAGATTCTTTAGGTCTACCTGCTCCTGGCTTACCACCTTTTCCTGAACCACCCTTGTCGAATAATGAGCCCATCGGCGATTCTTCTCTTGCTTTAGCATCATCTTCCGGAGTAGATTCTTCACCCCCGCCGCCGAATGGTCCACCACCTTGACCAGCCATATCACTTGGCGTTCCAACTGCTTCACCACTTTTAGCAGGATCATTGCCCTCCATTTCAATCTGCGAACGTCTGAATTTAGTTTTATAATCAAATGCGATTTGAGAATCTTGTTCGTTGATTTCTTTATCATTAAAATTAAATATATTTTTATAAATCCACTCTGATGATACTAATCCATCCTGCAACATAGAAGATGCGAGTTGTGTTTTATTATTCCACAACTCTATTTTCTCTTGTTCGTATATTGTAGAAGGATTTGTCAGACCTAAATCAAAATTAACAAGCTCTTGATCTCTATATCCTTGAGCATACAAATGAACAACAGCAATCTTAGTCAATTCACTAACTACGATTCTCTGTATTCTTTCGATTGTTCTAGCAAACCTAACATCTTCTGCAGCCAAAGTAGCTTTAGAACCCAATCCTTCCTCATATCCCAAGAAAGCCTTTGGAACTCTGAGAGATGCAAGTAATCTATTTTTTAAATATTCAATATCTTCTACGGCTTCATATGTTAGTCCTGATAAACTATCAATTGAAGTTCCACTATCACCACCCCGAACTGGCAAAAAGAAATCTTCTGTAAGGTTTTGTATATTATATCTTAAATTATATTCACCCGTCTTTTCATCAATAACAGGAGCCTTCTTCATTTTATTAACAACTTGTTGCATATAGTTATCAACTTCAGCGGGCGGTATATTACCAATATCTAATTTAAAGATTCTCTTTTCAGGTGCTCTCATAATTCCATGAATTAACATAGCATCTTCCATCAATGTCAATTGTTTCCAAACTTTCCTACCAGCTTCCAACATAGAACGGCCATAAGGTACATAATTAGCATCTGAAAGTAATCTAAAATGAGCTACTTCATAATTTTCAAATGTCATATCTTCTTTCATATAACTGCTGTGTCTGCTATTTTCTGAATTTGGGGTTAGTACGAACTGTACAAGTTGTGGATTTTCTATATCGTGCCCTTCAAGTCTAGCTACATCATAAGCAGACATGGGCGTCACATTTACAATTCCATACTTTTCAGCAATTTCTAATTGTAAAAAGAAATCACCATACTTTGTCATGTTACGAACCCACGGCCACAAATTAAATTCTATATTTATAACGTCATAAAAAAGATTATGTAATATATCGTAAATATTATCATTATCTGTTTCTATAGACAGTACATTTCCATACTCATTTTTCATAGTTGATTCATCGGAATAAATATCTAAGGCAGAAGCAACAATAGAATCCGTATCCATTGATTCATAATCTCCAAACAGCCCAAGTCTCATTTGCTGTTGATATAATTGATCATTATACCCGTATTGCTGTATTTGACTAGCATTACTATATAGTTTTTGATATCTGTCCACTAAATTAGTCTGTACAAATCCTTGTAAGTTTCCAGTATCAACTACTTTCAGTTTTCTGCCGCCGATATTTCTAACAATTGTATTTGTAGAAAATAATCGTTTCAGTCTTGAATATATGTTTTTATCAGCCATTTTTTTACCTCTTAGTTAATTAACCAATCTAATGATTCTGTTTCACCATTGGGTCCTATTTCCATTTCCCATGAATCATTCTCATTAGATGGTTTTAGTGGCATCAATTGTGATGATGCTCCACTTAAAGTTCTTTTAGTTAATTCTATTCCTTCATTTCTTAATCTTAATGCAGTATCTCTAACCCAGAGGGTTAATGCAAAACTCATCACTAAGTCATCATTATACCCAACCATCGCCTCAGCTTTATTATTGTTATATATAAATACAAAAAGTTCATCAATTAATCGATTTGACCGCACAATTACTGACTTTTCTCTGAAATACTCTTCTAATTTAGATACAACCAGCGGTCTTGTTTTCACTGTCATACTAAATCCAGCCACCATATTACGATCTTGATTTCTATATCGATTATTTATTTGATGTTCTGTATCTACATACTTTAAATCTTTGCTCATATAAAATAAATTTTCATAGCCCCTATCAATACATTGTTGTAATGTCGCCCAACCTATGTTGTTGTTCTCAACTACTAATAAAGCATTGTTATATTCTGTTGCTGTGTTTACACAGAGATTACCAAAATCTTTAGTTCCAATTTTACCTTTATATTCAGCAACCTGTTCCATAGACTCAATTTCCATAACATGAAATGCAGAAAAGTCCGTACCGTCTCCTCTACTGACATCAGCACTTATTACATAATCCTTTGTATAATTTGGCGGCTGCCATATCCAAAGGTTGCTGTCTATTCCACGCTTCTCTAGTGGTTCTTGAACATGGGTTTGTTGATATTCTTCTAAAATTCTACCATCAATAACAGTCTGACCTGAAGTCAAGAAGTCACAATCACATTCTTGTGCTGCGAGTGATGGACCTAATAGTTTATCTTGCTCATCTCTCCACCCCTTATCTCTTTCAGGATGTAAATTCCAATGTAACCTGATGAAATTCCAGTCACTTGTTCCACTTTCAGCACTTTCCCAAGTTTTGTGAAACCAATTACCAACACCATTTGGTGTAGATAATGCTATACATTGACCACCAGTAGATAAAGTCTGTGAAGCAGCAGCCCATATCGGTTCAATCTTATCAATGAAAGCAGCCTCATCTAATATCAACAATGATAGAGCTTCTGATCTGCCAGCTTCATCACCACTCGCAACTGCTTTTATTTGAGAGCCATTATTATATCTCAACGACAGCTTGTTATCCTCAACGCACTTCTGCTTTAACCAACTTGGTAAGTTAGCATGCATAACTCTCACTTTAGTTACCAAATTTTTAGCCGTATCCTGTTTGGTGGCAATTACCAATATATTTTTATCACTGTGAAAGGTCATCATCCAAAGAGAGTATCCAGCAGTTAATGTTGATAATCCTAACTGACGAGCTTTTAGAATAATATTAAATCTATGTTCCTCAAAAGTCTTTATAGATTTCTCTTGGTATTCATATAGATGAAAGGGGACTTTACCTTTCATTGGGTGCTGGACAACGCAATACTTCTTCATAAAGTATACTGGGTCTTTAGCACATTTTACATATTCTTTTTTAATGACTTCTTTTAGTGGGGCGAGTGTCATTAAAACACTCCTAATATAAATCCTGCAGCTAACCAAATATATGTATTTTCATACCACTTTGGTTCAACTAATTTTACTAACTTCTCATTAGCTTCATCACGAGCTCTTAACAATTTAATTTGTGAATCTTTAGCCACTAATAATAAAGAATCAACATTAGCAGATTCTTCTAATTTTGTAATTAAGTTTTCACAATCACTAATAACAACTTTCTGTGATGCGATTAATGAATCGGCCTTTTCTATCTTACCTTCCCATTGAGCATCTCGTTGTTTAATCATTTCTAATGCTTCTTCCTGAGTAAAAGTTTGTTGTCCCCAAACTAAATCAGCCCAGCCACAAAAAATGAATAATCCAATACTCCAATATAATATTCTTTTCTTCATATTACCTCACTTATTTTCAGCAAACTTTCTCAGGAATTCTTCAGCAGATTCTACTTCATCATTTTCATAAGCCTTTTCCATTTGCTCTGTTTTCTTTTTAGTATCAGTAAGTTTTCTTTTTAGTTTGCCAACTTCTTTTTTAGAAACAGTTTTCTTTTCTTCCAAAACTTTAATTTCTTTCTCAACTTTCTTCTCTTCTTTTTTGTTTTCTTTAATAACCCTTTTAAGTTCTTTCACTTCTTTACTTTTAACAGCTCCAGCTGCAAAAAGACCACCAACCAAACCAAAAAATCCAAGTATTAATTTCCAAATTTTCATTCTTTATTCTCCAACTTATTTAAAATTTCTGTGTATTCTACCAATGCCTCATCAGCCATTAATTTTAATTGAGCTGTATCCACGCCCCACGTTTCCTTTTCCAATTCAGGATAATTAACACCCACATTATTAAAAAATTCAGGGGCTTCAATATCTTTCCACTCCTCAATGGCCTGTATTTGATCTTTTAGCCAAGAAATTTTATTCTGTCTCACCTTTTCTTCCTGCCACTCTTCAAATTTTCCTTCTATGCGAAGTTTATTTTCAAATTTTGACTGGCAATCAAAACAATGCCCAAACAATCTCCACATTTTATCATCTAACTTTTGTTTCATTACCTTTTTACATTCTTTACAAAACAACGGCATTCTAACATCTTGCATAATTTCTGTCATTTTTGGAATGATATCGCCCTTTTCTTTTTCCTTGCCTTTATAACCGACCATCACTCTTTTTTCTGTTTCACGACCAGCGAGAATATCGCCCAATGCTTTATTTTCTCTTTCCGTATCTTTACTATATCCTGCCATAATAACCCCTATACATATTTTAACATGCCTAATATTTGATTAGCTGGCGCAAATGCTCCAGTATATTTATACAATTTTCCTCTAAACATAAAAGTAATACCTTCACTTGGCACAACTGCATCCAATCCACCAATAGCATTCAACCTATCCAATTGAGTCTTTAATGTATTTAATACCTTTGGATCTTTAGAATTTTTAACTTTAGATAT